AGCCCCGCCTGTCGCAGAACGGAACAAGGATGGGATGCCAGACCCGGCTCGAGACATGAACGTGCTGCCACCAGCCGGTGCTGACTTCTTGCCGGGTGTCTGCAGACCCAGCATGCCGCCGATGGAAGTGCCTGCCAGCGTCTTGAGTAGCGTCGTCTGCACGATCATCTTGGCAACCTGGCGCAGGAAGTTCTCGGCGAACTGCTTGAAGTTCTTGTCAGCGCTGAGAAGCACATCAGCCAGCCCGCCAATGCCTTGCGTGGCGAGTTGCTGCAGGCTCTTCTGGAGCTCGGTCAACTCTTCCTTGGTTTCCTTCAGACCGAGACCCTTGTCCAGTGCTGTTTTGGCGTTCTCTACGCCTTTGATGAAGGCTTCCCACGACAAGCCCTGAGCCAGAAGTTTGTAGAGCTCTTCTACGCTGCGCTCATACACCCGCATCGGGTTGGCGGAATCTTCCAGAGCGGAAATCTGATCGCGGATCGCCTTCTCTTCCTTGTACCAGGCTTGCACGCGCCTGTTGCTTCTTTCGATCCTTGCTTCGATCTCAGCAAGGTCAGCAGAGTCTGCCTGAGCCTGCAACTTCTCCCATTCTTCGCTTCTCTTTAGCCCCTCCTTGATGATCTCCTGGAGCTCTTTCTCGCTGTCGATCTTCTGGGCGACGATCCTGAGATTTTCCAGTTGCGCAGGCAGCAACTTGATCAAGCCCTGACGGTACTGCTCATTCAAGGTGGTGAGCGCAGAGACGGAACCCGGACCCTGGTTGAGCTTGATCAACTGGTCGCTGAGTTCCTTCAGCAGCCGGTTGTAGTCGTTCTGCTCCTTAGCCTTGGAGCCGCCACCCTTTTCTTTGGGTATGCCTCTTCTGCCTGCGATTGATTCCTCGGTCAGATTTATCTGCTGCTCTAGCAATGCTAGGTCTTTTTGTGCCGCTGCCCTGTCCTTGCCGTGGGTGACAAGCGACTTGCTCAGTTCGATGAACTTGTCGTTGCCCTTATCGGTGATGCTGGTCAGGAGGTCAATGCCTCTTGCCGCATTGCCGGTCTCGCTCTTGATCTCCCTAACCGCTTCAGCAAGCCTGCCGCCAGCCTCGGCTGATATGTCGAACTGTTTGCCCCACGCCTGAGATTCGGTGAGGATGGTGCCCGAACTTTGAACGCTCCAGGCTCCGCGGTGCTTGGCGATGTTCTCGTAACTTGAGGCAGCCTTGTCGAGGTTGCGCTGCGCTTCCTGCCCAAAGACAACCGCCTGCGCTCTGCCGTACTGGAGAACGCTTCGCGTGAGTTCCTTCGTCTTGACATCCATCGTGTCAAGCTTCAAAAGGAAGGCGTTGGGGTCAAACTCCTTGGTCATGCGGTCAACAAATCCCAGCGCGTCACTAAGCGCTTTGGACTGGTCAGCCACCGCCTTTAGAGCACTCTCAGTCGAACCTACGCTAAACAGAGCCGACGCAACCTGCGGCAGGACCGACGCTGCGATACCAGCCATGGCGCCGAGCGCACCGAACGCGCCAAGCAATTGCGGCAACTGCTGCGACAACGCTCTGGTGGCGTCCATGCCACCGTTGACTTGAACAAAAAAGTCTTGGAGCTGGTTCGATACGTTGACGATCTGATAGTTCGCGCCCTTGCCGAAAGCACGGTCGAGCGCACCGCCAATCCCTTCCAGGTCTTTGGCAGAGCCAGACATTCCAGAGGTCATGCCTTTGGACTGCTGGTTGATCTGGGTCATCTTCTCGTTCGCGGCTTCCGAAGCGGCGGCGAGCTTTCCCATCTCATCGGCAAGTTGCTTCGTGTTTCGCGACGCTTCCGTCGCCTCAACAGTCAGCCTGATCAGCATGTCACGTGCAGTTTCTGCCATCTCGCACCTACTTTAGTCTGCCGCGACGCTTTGGTCGGAGGACGATCTGCGCGGTCAGCGGCATCGACTTGCCCGCCTTCCAGCGCTCGCCTGCTATCGCGTGTTTACTTGTGAACGACGCATACACGCTGAAGTTGCTGCTGATCATGCTGTTGCGTCGCATCAGGTTTGCGGCAGCACCAAAGAAGCCTTGCTGCGTATTGTTGCGAAGCTTTCTGACCTTGGTCTTGGCGCTTTGCTTGTCCGTCGTCTTGACGCGAAACGAGATCGCCCTGGAACCCTTGCGCACGTTGGAGTTGACCGAGCTCGCGTACTCCACTCGAGGGCGCAGGATGAGCCGGTCACTGAACCCCATCATCGGGATGTCGAACGGATTGACGACTTTCGCTGTGCCCTTGCCTGCGCCTGGCACATACGTCCATTCCCAGGAATCGAGGTCACGCAAAGAACCAGTGCGTGCCTGCGTGGTCATGTCAATCGTTGCGGTCAGTGCCTGCCTGATCGCGTTGATCACAGCTTGAGCAAGCTTCTGACCGAACAACACCACGACCCGGCGCTCTGCTTCGCTGATGGGCTTGAAGCTGCTGTTGTCCACCGTGATGGCAGACGGCAGATTGCCCATGCGAGCCTGATCTGCGGTGATGTCAGTGGCGGTCTCGCGAAGGAACATCGTGATGGCGTCCTGCGTCCACCCGTCAACGGCAATCTTGAAGGTGTCACGCTTGAAAGCCGTGCCCCCTATCTCGACTGTCGTTGTACGGGGAATCGCCAGGTTCACTTTAGTCCAAACTCCGCGAGGATGTTATCCGCCGTTGGTGCGGCTGCCTCACCCTCTGGGTTGAAGTAGCGCAGCCACATAAACAACTCTTCGACTGGCATGCGCCGTTCAAGTTCGTAAACGGTCATGCCAAGCCTTTCAGCCAGTGCGAAAACGCTTCTTCGCCCTGGCGTTAAGCGTTTCCCTCATCGCCAAGAAAGCCGAGTGCTTTGGCTGCCTGATTGGCGAGGTCGATGTACTGCTTAGGCGTTGTCACCGATGCAGGAGCGGCAACCGGGTTGCCGCTCTCATCGATGGTGAAACGCTCAATGGCATCGGCGACCATCTCTTGAATCTTGCCGCCAAAGGCTGCGTCGAGAATGCCGGGAAAGTCAGATGCCATGAGCGGCGTTTTGATCTTGTACTGCATGTGCTACTCCTTTTTTTTGGGGTGGTGGGGGGAGTCCAAAACCTGGAGCCAGGCGAAGTCCTTACGGGTGCTTCACTCCCCCCGATGAAACTCAGAACACGTGATGCGGCTTGCTGCCCAATGCACCGCTGGCGGTAAAGCCAACAGCACCTTGAATCGGTAAGTCCCAAGAGATCGATGACAGCGTGATTGGCGCAACGATGTGACCGTTGCCCTGCGGCAGTTCAATGCTGATCACGCGGGGCGCACCGTCAGAGACTGCCTCCAGCAGTTCCGAGTAGCACGGGTCGGTCTTGTCCACGAATCCAGACATGGTGACCGTGCCAGCGGTGGTCGGAGGCGTGGCGATCGAAGCGGACGGATCGCAGAACGTGCCGACCGAGATCGTCTGACCGGACTCTTCCGAGAACGCGATCGAAGACAAGCACAGGTTGCACATGTCGCTTGCCTTGTAGACCTCGATCTTCGCACCGGCGCCGATGGTGGTTGCGCCGCCCGTATTGTTGGAGCCAACCAGAGTGATCGAGCCGGAAGCCAGCGAGCCGACGGTGAAATACTTGCCGTCGAGAGCCTTGATGCCGGTATTAGAAACGTAAGCCACATCACCGTTGGCAATCCCGGTGGTGGACGAAACCGTAATCACAGAAGGCTTTGCTGCGGTGATCCCGGTGGGGGTGAGCGAAGTCGGCGTGGTTGCCGTCTTGCTCATGTAAATCACTAGACCTTTGGTTGAAACCGCCATGGCGATACTCCTTGAAGATTATTTGCGAAACTCATACCCGATTCGGAACGTCACACCGAAGATCGGGCCATCCTCGGTCGCGTACATATCCTCTGGGGCAGAGCGCCCCACCAGAACCAACTTGCCTGCAGGATCATCATTGGCAAAGAACGCATCGACATCGGCTTCCGCCTGCGCCAGCAACGTGTCATCGCCTATGCCCGGACGCCCAAAGAACGTGAGCGTGATGTCGCCGTCCTCCAACCAGTCCGAGCAATACGTTTCCTTCGTGTAGCCGAAGCTTGCGAACTCGACCGTCATCCAGATCGGCTCAGTCGGATGCTGGTCGTAGTTGATGGTGTCGTGATACGGGGTGGTCAGCTTCGCCAGCCACCCACGCACAGTCTGTCGAACGGCACGGCTGCTCATGGCTGCTTGCTGTAGCACTTCCAACCGATGATGGCGGTGCCCGAGTGAATCGGATGCACTGCCGCCAGCACGTACTTCTCTGCGCCGATCGTCACGGTGTCGAACTTGGCTGGCGTGACCGAGCCGGTCTTGTCAGCGCGGATGGTGATGACCTTCGCGGCAGGACCGTAGGCGTTCACCAGAGCCTCGTCCTGACGCCCGAGCGACGCGAAGCCAACCTCACCAAGGTTTACCGCTGCGCCGCCCTTGGCGGGGCTGAGAGAGGCTGGCAGACCCAATGTGGCGATCGCCTTGTTGAATGCCGTCGTCATCGCCGCCTGGATGTTCACACCAACTCCCGGCGATACAGGTTGAGAATGCCTGCCGCAATCGGTTGGATCGCTCCACCCATGGCACCACCTCGAGAAGAGGTCTCAGCAGAGCCAGACGCGAAGGTGACCGTGCCTACGTCTGGCACATTGATCTTGGAGATGGCGCCGACGCCACCCACAGACGAACCCAACGAGATGCCTGCGCCGGGTGTCATTGCCCACAGGTCGTGAAAGACAAACCAGAGCGCGAGTTCCAGGTCAGCGGGCAGGACTGCGTAGCCGCCCTTGTAGGTGACAGTCACCTCATGCGAGGCGAGCCAGCCGTGCATGTACACCAGCCCGGCGTCCTTGTTCAGGTGCCACTCTGCGACGTTGCCGGCACCGTGCGCCTGGACGATGCTCGACACATCATCGAGCGGGTAACGGCGCAGGCTCAGTGTGTTCGCAAAGACCGGCACCAGCACCTCGACCTCATCAGCCAGATCGAACTTGCGGTTGCAGTACGTCTCAGCCAGTGACTTCGCCGTGTCCAACAGAGGTTGGATCAGGGCAATCTGACCGGGGTCGAGTGCGTCAAGACGCTGGATCGCGGTAGCTTCGTCAAATGCCATGATTAGGGTGCCGTCTGCATTGAGGTCCACCAAGTTTTACCTGCGACCGCAGTCCATTTATGCGTGATCGCGTTATAGACGAGGATGTCGTTGTCCTTGGGTGCGCCCGCATCCACATCAACCGCCATAGTGAGCGACGAGGCAATGTCCACAGGTGCCCACTTCTGTTGACCGAGTACAGGAGCATGCGTGCTGGTCGGGGGTCCGTACAGCCACACCATGACCGTGCCGGGTGGCGACTTAGGCGGAGGCACAATGCCGCGCCAGACGATGCACGTCCAAGGTCTGCCCTCCCACTCGCCAAACGGACGGTGGGTGATCGGATTCACCCCCTTGAGGACAAACTTCCAGATGACGTAGGTATTCGGCGCGGTGTACTGAACGTGATAGGCGTACTTCGACGGCGGCACCGCCTGCTCGCCAGACGGCGGCTCTGCCGAACTGAGGAACATCGGCACGATGCCGAACGACGGCTCACCCGGCACATTGAAGAACAGAGTGATCTTGCCTTCCTCAAAAGCAGGCTCGACGTTAGTGTTATCAAAAACCGCTCGCCACAACCGACCATCGTGCACGACGGTCGCGCCCGCCTCCCAACTAACCGTGCTATCCCACGGCTTGAGGTGGACGTTCGGTGTGCCCCACTGAAACTTTCCGTCAGATTCGTGTCCTGCCGGGTATTTCCAGATCGGCACCTCGCCCAGCGTTGGCTTGCTATGCTGGTTCACATCGGCAAGCGTGGTCATCCGAACGCCGCCCGAACCGCCGCCACCGACCACCGTGATCATGCGGAACCAGCGATCATCCGAAAATTCACCGCTGGTCGAGCCGCGAGCAACCCACATGGTCTTGTTGAATGTGACCACATCACCTTCGCGATATTTGCGGCTCGATTCAAACTGACCCTTGAACGATCGCAGCGGCACACCACCCTCGGCACGCACCTCAGATAGTTGCTCTTCCAGAAAATTCATCGACACGGCGCGAACGAACGTGTTCAGATGTTTCTCGTAGCCCTCAACCTCAAACTCCAGTTCAGAGCCGTCCGACATGAAGATCGACGCAGACTTAGGCGTCCAGATTCCATGCACAGGCTTAGGCGCATCCTCACCCTTCAACCCCTGCAGACCACGCTCACCCTTCTCGCCCTGCAAGCCCTGGCGCCCACGTTGAGCAACCATGTGCCCTTTGCCACTGAGCCACATGAAGGTTGAGCCACCGTCAATGTAGAGGTCGCCGTCCTCATAGACGTTGCCGTCCTTGTGAACGCCACGCCACTCATGACCAAACGTGCCAATGCGCTTCCAGTCTGCTGATGGCGGCTGGCTGTAGGTGTCCTTGAGTGCTTCGTAGACCTTGCCCAGGTGCGCCATGATCTGCGAACCCTCGCGGTACACAGCACCCTTTTCATACAGGGGCAGATCGATGCCAGCGCCGACTGCGCCGCGTTCACCCTTCTCACCCTGCGCACCCTGCGGTCCAACCGGCAGATGAACCTCAAACTGTTCGCCGTTGGTGAGCTCGATGTCCATGAGCGCCGAGTCAGCAGTCATCGAGATCGACTTGATGCCGGTGCCCTTGATCAGGTCGATGAGCGAAGCATCGCTCTTGAGCAGGGCGGCAACCTCTTCGACCGCGGGCGCATCGCCCTTATCGCCCTTCTCACCCTTCTCGCCGGGGGTGCCAGGCGCTCCAGGAGCGCCGTCAGCGCCATTGATGGGCGTGGGTACGGTAACCAGTTCGGCAGCCGCCTTGGCGAGCGCCTGCACATCGATAGGCTCAAACTCTTTGACGACCGGGCGAGCGGCAACTGCAGCGAGTTGCTTCTCCAGTTCAATGATCCTGTCGGCGAGCGGCGCAAGAATCTGGACAAGCTGCCTTTCGATCATTGCTTCACCATGTATGCGGTCAGGAGCGCTTTCGCCAGTTCAACATCAAGCGACTTCCCCTCTTGTGGCTCTGGGGTGCTTTGAGGCTCAGGAGCGGGCGCAGGCTTAGGCTCTGACTTGCCCAGCAAGTCTGCAGCCGCCAAGTCACGCAAGAGCGCCACAGGCGTGTTCTGCCGCTGCATGAAGAGTGCATCGCCGCCTTCCTTGGTCGGCAGTCCTTCTCTGGCACGGGCTTCGTCAGGCGTCATGAGACCACCCTGCACAGCCTTCGTCAGACCATCGACCCGACCAGCAAAGTCAGTGCGCAGCAGCGACGCGGTGTCGAGTTCGATGTACTCGGAGTTGCCCAACCCGAACAGCCGGTCAAACGCACGCTCGATGTGCTCAAGGTACGAACCCAGACCCATCGACAGGAAGTGCTGAATCATCGACTCGGAGTTGTTCAGCGTCGAGTGCGACAGATCGCCCACCAATGGCGGAGGCACGCCGAACACACGTGCGATGTCCTCAAGCGACATACGCTGCGCCTCGACCAGTTGCGCATCCTGCGAAGAGATCGACAGTTGCTGGTACTTCAGCCCGTTGGACAGGATCGGCATGCCGCCCGCAGCCCAGCGTTTTGAGTGCTCTTCAAACGAAGCGCGAAGCACCTCAAGCTGCTCTTTGCCCAGCACCTGATCAGTCGCAAGCAAGCCGCTCGGACGGTTCATGCGGGCAAAGAACGCAGCCTGATTCTGAGAGAGTGCAACGTTGATGCCAATGGCAAGCGCCGCTGCCCGGATCGGCGATTCGCCAATCAACGGGTGCCGAGGAGTGTGGAATTTCAGATGCAGAACGTCTCGCTGCGGGGCGATGTAGTCAATGCCACCAGGCGCAAGCGGAGACGATCCGACGCTATAGAAGATCGTCTTGGTGTCAGGATCAACTTGCGGCGAGCATGCCCCTCGAGGCAACGGGTGAAGCGAGTTGATCTCCGAGCGGTCATTGCGCGTGACCACGGCAAACGCTTCGCCATCGAAGAGCGCGGTCGCCATCATGTTCAGCAGGAACTCGGGACCGGACTGATAGTGATTCGGATTGCGCAGCACCCGGTACGCAGCCGATGTCGTCACATGCTCAAACGCGCCGTCACTCACGCGAATGTGCGTTGGGTAGCACTGGCTCACCGCACGGGCGATCGCCATGACGCAGGCATAGACCGCGGGCACACGCCTGGCGCCGAACGCATCAACTTCCAGGTTGCGCTGCCAACCATCGCCAAGTGGCTCGATGGCGTAGAACCCGCCGTTTTCGCCCATGCCCGAAAACGGACCGCGAGCGCTGCCCTCAAAGCCAAACGCGGACTTCACTCGCGAGAGCAGATTCATTTTGCGGCGGGGGTGTCAGTGAATACCGGAACGGTCACAGGATCAGCCTGCACGGGCTTAGGCGGACGACCGCGGCGAGGCTTAGGTAGCGCCTCCATGTTGCGCGTCATGTAGCCCTGCTTGAGCTCACCGTCAGTGACTTCTTCATAGACCTCATAGCCTGCGCACTGCATGGCAGTACCAGCATCAAGCATCTTGTCGAGGTCGGGCTGCAGGATGAACTCGGCACGCTTGCCGACAGGGGTCTGCTTGAGAATCACAGGCATGCGTCACTCCTTTTCCCAAGCACCACCCGTGATGCTTGAGAAAAGCCCGCCGGGCTTATGGCTCGGCGGGCGGTGTTACTTACCAGGTAATGGCGGTCGTCACGTGCACGGCATCCTTACCGCGCATCAGACCCCACGAAGTCGGGGCGATCATGCGGATGCCGGTCGAGTAGGTCTGCCACAGCGAGCGAGCGGTGTAGCCAGCCGAACCCGTGCCGGTGGTGCCGCCAACCTTGATACCGCCGTTGACTGCAACCTGACCACCAGTACCCACGGCACCAGCGGCGCCCGAGTTCGCTTGAGTAGGCGCGGTCGTGTCGGCATTGGCTTCCGTAACCGTGGCGACGTCAGATACGTTAAACATCGGAGTGTCGAACGCGGCGGCGAAGGTCGAGGCGTCGATCAGGATCGCAGTGTTAGCCGCGACGTTCTGGCTCGAGATCACCTCAACGCCCAGCAGGCGACCGGCAGCGATTTCGTCGGCGAAAGCACGCTGCCCCAGCGGGTTCATCATCAGCGACAACGACAGACGATTCGCGGTCGGGATGATCAGCACCGGACGGGCACCCAGACGCTTGTCGGTCATCGCGGTGATCGCAGTCTTCATGTCGGCAATCACAGCAGCCTCGCCGCCGCCAGCAGTACCGGCAACAGAAGTGGCGCCAGCCAGGATGCCAGCAGGACGCACGCCAGCCACAGCAGCAGCAGACGACAGCAGAGCGGCGTCCAGCACCTGAGCATAAGCCTCGCTCAGTGCATCACGCAGCAGACCTTCGATCTGAGGCGTGGAGCGCTCCAGAATCTCGTTCGACATCGTGGTGATGGCGGCGAGTTTGTAGCGGTTCAGAACCATCGAACCGAAACTGAACTGAGTCAGCGGGATCACCCCGGCTTCACCAACCCATGCCGGTTCTGTCAGGCTCGCGCCAAGAGCGTTGCGCATCGGCACGGTGACGGTATTGAACCCGCCGAAGTCCAGTTGCTGCGACTTGGAAGCCAGAGCGGCAGCGACCGACACGGTGCGCAGCGTATCGAGGAAGCCCCGATAGTCGGTACGCATCAGTTCAGCCGCCCAGCCGTTGACCGAAGTCATGGCAGGTTGCACCGCGGTCTTGGTCACGTAGTCCGAAGCGGCGGACACACGATCGTCGTCCTTGTAGACGGTGCCGATGACTTCAGCAACCGACTTGCGCTGGGCATGGGCCAGCAGTTGAGCAGTGCCGAGCTTCCACAGCAGCGAGCCATCACCAGCAGCATCTTTCTTGATGCTGGGGATCACGGCAGGCGCTTCGACGGGCTTGGAGCGCGAAGCCAGAGCCGACTCAGCCTTTTGCAGGGCAGCGACAGACTTCTGCTTGCCTTCAACCTTGGCAGCGAGCTCTTCGACTTCGATCAGCAGCGACTCTTCGTCGGGCGCGGCTTCCAGAGCCTTGGTGGCTTCGACAAGGGCGTCCTTCATCGACACCAGTTCAGCCTCGGCGGCTGTGATGCGTTCAGCGATTGACATGACTATTTCCTGAGAGTGCGGTTAGCGGCTAGAACAACCAGATTTGCGCGACGGATCGCGGCTTTGACTTCGTCTGACACGACGACTTCCTGGCAAAGCGCTTTGACTGGCTCCGCAGGTAATTCGATGTTGAATTGCTTGGCGATCATCACGGCATCAGGGTGTGCGCCGACGGCGACGACCGATGCCTCAAAGATGTCGATGCTGGAAAAGTGCATCCCACCAGCCTTGTTTGGCGTGCCTTTGGCTCTGAACCCAATCGAGTTCATCAGCGGCACGTTCGCCTCGATCAGCGCCTTGATGTACTTGCCCAGATCGGTGGCAGCGAGGCGAAGGTCGCCTACCAGCTTGCTGTTTTCCTCGCGCAAGTTCTCCCAGACGCCTACGATTTTCTCGTGGTCATGGGCGAACAGAGCCGGGATGCGCTTACCAATGAAGGGCAGATAGACACCTTCAGCCATGGTGTCCTTAACGCGATCCTCTGTCTTCCCAGACAGGATGCCGGATGCGTCATAGCCGTCCTTGGCGGCGGCTGCAATCGAGGTGTTTAGGCGCTTTTCGACCTGATGAATCTGCATGCGGCAATCTCGAAAGTCGAGTTGCCGTCGCCCGGTTGAGCCGGGACCGGAGGGAATTTCTTCCGCTGGTCAGGGAATGGGCGTTTGCGTGCCATGCCGCTTTATAGACGCGAAATCGAATTATGTCAAATCACCAGACCGTCACCACCACCTTGTGTGCATACGCCCATCAAGAGGTCGCACAATAGCTCGAAAGGATTAGCCGATCATTGAAAGCACATCCACCGGGGTGCGGGTCTGCTCCACATGCGGCTTGCAAGCCATAAGTGCCGCGATGATGCCGTCGATCTTGTTGGCGGATTTCTTTTTCGTCAGCCGCCGGTTGCCCACGTTGTCGATCTCAACGATCGCCGAGCTCGCACCTAAGTTCAGAACAGGGTGGGCGCCATGGCGAATCTTGCGCTCAAGCAGGGCGGTCTCAAACCCGTCGATCATGCTCGCCATGGACACAAAGCCCTGCCCGCATTCGACAAACTCGGCATCCTGGGCGAAGTTCTCCCGCTCGCATGCCGCCTTGAAGACATCAATGCGGTAACGGTCGAAGTAGACACCATCGACCCGAATGCCAAGCCCCGCTAAAGTGACTCGCAGGTTCTGGACGATCAGGTCATAGTTCAGTGTGGCACCTGGCGGCGCGTAGATCACGCCAGTGCGTGCCCATTCATCATAGGGCACCCTGTCCCGCATAGAGCGCTCTCTGATGCCGTCAAGCGGAGTAAACGCGAACGTCAGCAGATGGATCACTCCGTTGTCATCTCGAGCCGCCAGCACCGCGGCGGTCAAGTCAGAGACAATCGACAGGTCAAGCCCGAGCGAGACGTAAGAAGAGCGGCGGAACACATCAAGGTCGGGATATTCCGAGTTGGACTTCCAGACCTCGGGGCTGATGAACACCGAGTCCTGCGCCACTCGCATGTTCAAGAGCAGGTTCATCACGCCTGGCAACTTGGCAGGCAGCGCCAGAGCATCCTTGATCTGCTCCTTCAGATCGGTCACGGCGCGGTACTTCCCCAGACCGGGATTGGCGTAGTACCACTGCGCCTGATCCATGACATCGCAGTCAGGATCGGCGTGATAGACATGCGTCACGACGTTGTCCGGGGCTTCCCGGATGCTGGCATCGATCTCCAGGCTCAGGAATGCGCCGTCGCTGGGCGCCTGAGTCGAGATGATGAACATTCTGGCGTCGTCATACGATCCCTGACTAGATCGCAGCATTGAGACGTACTCGTTTTCAGCCTCGATGATTTGACCAGCTTCGTCCAGCAATAAGATGCGGATCGACTTGCCATGCCCGGTCTTGGCGTCGGCTGAAAGCGCCATGTACTCGACGTTCTTGCGCAGCCCGATGATCCGCTTGCTGGAGGGCACCACGCGGAACAGCCCGTCCATGCTCGGGCTTTGCTGGAGCATGAGCGCCATCAGCCGAAAGCAAAGGGCTGCCTGGTCGCGACTGAGCGCCGAGCTCGCAACGACCGAGTTCTGCACCGCCAGCGGTCCGACGATGTAAGCCAGCAGGATGACCGCCACCACGAACGTCTTGCCGTTTCGCCTGGCAATGCTCAGGATAGCCTTGCGAGTGTGGACCGGGTTGTCGAACACCGCCAAAACGAAGGCGACCTGATAGGCGTCGAGCTCCAGAGGGTGCCCGACTTGCTTGCCCTCTGGCACCCGCAGATGCTCAAGCGCGAATCGGCAGACCCGCTCGCCCGCGGTCAACTTGCCGATCGGCTTGGTCTTCCAGGCTTTGAGGTTGACCTTGGCAAGTTTGGGACCGCACTTGATGGCGCGGGCGACTACTTCCTTGTCGGTCGGTTTCACGCCAGTAGATCGTCAGCCGCCGCCTTGCCAATGACCTTGCGTGCCGTTTGCTCGGCAAGGTTGCGGCTCTGTTGCTTGGGACCAGACAGTCCACGCTGCGAGGCGGACAGGCCCAGGGTCTTGGTCAGTTGCTGGACCGTCGAAGCCATCGACATCGAAGCGTGCAGCAAGGGGTGAGCGACCTGACTGCCGCGGGCGTTCTCAATGGTCAGCCCGTCCACGCGAAGCTGATCCTGCGCCAGTTCCAGGGTCGTCAGCGCCTTCGCCAACTGGCAGGCGATCGTCACATCGTGAGATGACCACGTGTCCACTTCACGCGAGATCGCAATCCGGTCAAAGTGGGTCCGCTCCACTTCAGTGAGGGTCAGGGTGGGTTCGATTTTGGTCGAAATCAGTTGCGCCGTCTGAACGGCGTTCGCCACCGTGGACTTCTTCGATCGAAGGGCTGCAGGCATGAAAAACTCCTAATTTTGGGCTACGCGCGTGGGACTGCCCCCGACACCTAACCCCAGGTGCCGAATTATGTCAAATATTAACCGACCGCTCGGTCGGCGAATATAGAAC